AAATGTTTACGGACTACATCTTTTATGTCTTCATAATGTGCAATCTGTTCCATTTCTTTTTGAATGGTTTCCACATGGTCACCATGTTCTGCAACACCAGCTGAGTTCTTGCAATGAACAAGAATGTTTACTTTGTGTTTTTGTATCTGTCCGTCTGCATGAGCAACAACACCCTTTAATAAATCACTTGTCATATCTTTCATGCTAACTCCAAAATTTGTTCTTGTAAGAACTTACTCCTTCTACCAACTTGAGCATACCATCTAGAGTCTTCCATCTGTGCAGCCATTTCATTCCAGTCTTCATTTGCACATGCCTTTAACATGTTTTTGAATTTACCTAAACGGTTTGCACCTAGATTGAAACACATATCAACTAATGTATGTTGTGCATTCTGAGGGAGACTATCAAAGTCAATACCAGCACCTTCACATACATGTAATGTTTCTTCCACATGTTTGTCGAAGTCACTTGCATAGTACATGTCTACTACTTCTTGACTTATTGCTGTACCAGCTGATTGACCATATTCGGGGTCTGACTTTTGAATCAGATGACCCACACCAAGTGTTAGATATCCTAACGAATCTTCATAGATTTCTAAGACCTCACCTTCGTGGTCTTTAATCTGTGCTTTCAGTATTTCCTTGTTCACTTTTTTCCCTCTCTAATTGTTCTTCCATGAGTTCTACTAATATATCACCCATCAATGTATTTAGTTTCTCGTTACCTTCTAGTTCTTCTACTGTTCTTCCATCTTTAGGAAGTCTTCGTATAGTTCTTTCGAAATTTAGATGGGGTTTACCATCTTCAAATTCTACTCTACCGTATTGATATACTACCCCTTCGAATTCACCACTGACAATTTCAATACCAGCTTGTTCTTCGTTTGGATTCTCTACTACATGGTAGACATTCTTAAATAATTTTTCCATAAATCTCGTCTTGTATATTCAAAGAAGTTTCTATATCGTTATTTGCAACAACATTTATATGTCCCATAAGATTGAAGTTCTTTTGAATGTTATCGATCTGACTCCTACGACCTTGTAACCAAGTATCGTTTTGAGAATCATTTCGTTCTATGTGTCTTCGTCTTTCTTCTTGTAAATCTACGGTAAGTATATAGACAACAGCTTCATGGTTATCTACAACCCATTCAATATCTTCAGCTCTAAAAAATCTGTCTCCTTCTATGATTGTATGTTTATACTTTTGATTTGCAAAGTCAACAAACTCTCTGAACTTAGGAATTGCACCATAAGATAATTTATCTGTACCACCAAATGTTTCACCTTCGGGATACTGACCACATACCAATATATCATCATGTTCCTGACACTTGAATAGTGGCATAGGTTCGATCAGTTTATGAGAACCAAGACGGGATATCAATCCTCTCATGAGGGTTGACTTACCTGAACATGGAACTCCACCAATTAAAAATATCATAAGAATGCATCCAATGATCCATGTTTATCTTTATTGTGTGGCCCGATAGGATTCTCTGATTTACCACCAATACCCTTTGTTGCAACATGTTCATCACAATATGCAACACATGATAATCTTACACCAGTTCCTTCGATAGGTGTAACACCATGAATCTCGTTTGAATCTGCAATCAAGACATCACCATCGTCAGCTTCAATTGCAATACCGTATCTTGGGAAACAAAGATATGCACCACCAAAATCTCCGATTCTGAAAACGCACATTGTTGTTAACCCAAACTCTAAATCTTTTCCGTCTACATGTGCAGACATCTTTGCAGTACCTTCACTTGAATATCTGTTTGCAGATAAAGCCGTGATAGGTGCGCCCCCGATGTGGTATTTACTTTCAATATAATTGTCTGCAAATGATCTTTGCTGACGCCACACATCGGGAGCAGCGATCTTTAATGCACCTTCATTGATTGGTGCAATCTTTTGTAATACTTCCCATTTCTCTTGATTTGATTTTTTATCCATCCATCCACTTTGTTTTATCATACCAGTGAATCTACCTCTTTTGTAACCGATCAATACAGAATGTATTGCATTTGATTCTGCAATACGATTGAACTGTCCGTTCTTCTTAAGAGGATAGTAAGAGTTAGGTGTTCTTAGTTTGTAATGTACACCTTCAATCAATCCTTTCTTTGCCATTTCCTCTTTGTCAATCGGCCCGGCTGCATTTGCTCTCATTGTAGATACATCATCTATAGAGAACAAAGTGTCTTTAATGTTTTGATAATCTTCTCCAGTGTATTCACCCTTAACAATATATGCAAGAGGAGCTCTATCTCCTGTGATAGATGCAACTGGTTTACTAATCTTAATTACTTTCTCATCTACTCCGATAGATGATATAACTTCATCGTATGATGATTTGTCTAGGAACTTTCCGTTCCACTTTTCGTGGGTCTCTTTCTGACCGTGATCTACTTTTGCAATGAATTCCATGGTTCTAAAATCTGTTTTTTAATTTCTTCTACAAGATAGTATAAACATAATGGTGCAACCATTAATCCTATCCTTGCACCCTTGTCATTATAATCACCAGTCATTTGGTAATCGTTAGGCAATGACATGAGTCGTACCATTTCTTTTGGTGTGTAAATTCTTTTACCACTGTAATGAAAATGGTTACCACCCATAAACTTAGGTTGACATCCTTGTTCAGTTAAGGAATGAGCTGGTAAATGACTTGGAACAATCCTTGACATATAATAAGAATGTTTCTCATCTTCTGCTGGGATATGTCCAAGTCTTATGTTTTCTTGATACCAAGGTTTAACTATATTGTCACCTATGGATATGTAGGGTCTATTACTCATTTGTTCATAGATACCATCTATCCCTTTACAAGGTGTACAGTTTGCAAACTTTTCATCAGGATGTTTTTCAAATCCATGTACCCAATGACCTTTTGATGATTCAACCATTGCTTGTTCTAAGTATTTAGCATCTTCTATATTCTCAGGATCATCTAGTAGGTCATCGATTGCTTGACCTATTGTTGGATAGTCATTTGATGGATCAGGAAAAAGACTTCCTAGTGTCATCCATGGTCTACCAATTGCATCTAGAACATCATCACGGACACCTACCATGAATACCCTTTCTCTCTTTTGAGGTACACCATGTTCATGTCCTTTCATGATCTTCCAAACAACTGAGTAACCTAGAGCTTCGAAGTCTCTCACCATTTTGTTTAGATGATCTCTTGCATAGTCCATCGATAAACCTTTTACATTTTCACATACAATAACCTTAGGCATGAGATCACCAGCAATCCTGATCTGTTCCCATGTAAGGTCTTCTATGTTTTGTTGTTTCATTCCATATGCAACTTTCTCTTGTTCCCAACCTTCTCTTTTAGTTCCAGCCATAGAGAATGGTGGACAAGGTGGTGATCCATCAAGTAGATCAAGTTCATATGGTTTCAGTCCAGTGAGTTCCATGATACCTTTACCAGTTACCTGTTTGATATCTTTACACTCATGAACTGTATCGGGAAAATTCTTTAGGTAAGTATCAACATGAATCTGTTGAAACTCATTCATATATCTTACATCACCACCTGCGAGTTTGTAACCACATGATGATCCACCACCGCCTGCAAAAAATGTGATATAAGAAAATTCTTTTTTGGAACTGCGTTCCTGTAGGTCTTTTAGTGTATATTGAAAGTACATAGAACCATTATACAATATACAATGGCTCTATGTCAATGTGGTTTTTAGAGATTGTTAAGAACATTCTCAGGACTAGACACTTCATAAGGGTCTGTGTCTGAATCGTCCCTAAATCCATCCTCACTGAATACAGATTCAATGACACCATCGTTTACTACAATTGCATATCTCCAAGACCTAAGACCGAATCCTAGATTGTCTTTTTGTACATTTGCACCGATACCTGTAGTAAATGATCCACTACCATCAGGTAATGCTTTTACTTTTTCGATACCCTGTGCAGTGAACCATGCATTCATAACGAATGTATCATTGACTGAGAGACAGTAAATCTCATCGATACCTTTCTCTAGGAACGAAGAATATTGTTCCTCAAAGCCAGGCAACTGAAAAGTCGAACATGTTGGTGTAAATGCGCCTGGGAGTGCAAAGATTATAATTCTTTTCCCCTGTGCAATTTCACCTGTATTTAAGTTAGTAAACTCACCATCGACTCTAACTGGTAAATCTACAACTGGAATTGGATTTCCAACTTCTAAACTCATTATAATACCTCTCTTATATAAGATTAGACTTCCATTATATCAACAGAAGCCTAATCTGTCTATAGAGTTTTATGAGATTTTTATAGAGATTGGTTTATCCTCTTCGGGGATAACCTTTTCTAAACCAACAGACAAGATACCATCTTTTAGTTTTGCAGTTTCAATTTCAACATTGTCTGCAAGAGTCCATGATCTCTTGAATGCTCTAGAACTTAATCCATGATGAACTATTTCTTTCGTGGATTTAGATTCCTTCTTACCCTCAATGGTGAGCTGATTCTTTTCTTTGGTTACAGAAATGTCATCTTTACTGAATCCAGCAACTGCAACTTCAACTGTGAAATGCTCATCATCAACCTTTACAACATTGTAAGGTGGATAATTGGTTTGAGTGTGACTTGACATTCTTTCGAGGTCTTCGAAGTAACGATCAAATCCTATAGCGAACGGTCTGAATTGACCAAATATATCTAAATGCGTCATATTTTTCTCCTAAATTATAGCAAGTTAATATAATGTAATCCTCTTTTGAGCAATTACAAAAGTATTTATATATTATATGGGGTCAACTATGAAAAAGTCAAGGCAGTTTTTGACAATTTCTTTTTGCACGATTTCCAACTGCATTATTGTTTGCAATCACCACTGTCATCATGGCATTCACTTGTCTCATAGTTTTTCGGTCAAGAACTTCTCTTCTTAAATCTGATTCAATAGCTGGATAAAGTGCAAAAATCTTAAATGCAGTCATAGTTTGCAGAGATGGTGACTCACCTAGAATTGGATTTAGTTCTCTAACACAATCGTATTTAAGTCCACGATATGTGGTATAGATATCTAATATTTGAAGAGTTGCAAAGGTGTAGAGTTGTGGGGTAGTGTATGATTCAAACAGTGTAAATCGTAACCTTCTCTGATTTTCCCTTAACCTTGATTCGATCAACTTCTGTGAATGTTCCATTTGGACAGCATTGATAAGTTCTTTCCGATAACAACAAGTCCACCCCATCATAATTCCTTGTTTGGCCTTCGAGTCTAGCACCGAGGTTGACTGCATCTCCAATGACGGAATAGTCAAATCGTACTTCTGATCCCATGTTCCCGACAATACATTCTCCTGTGCTGATGCCAATGCCGACATTAATAGGAGGAAGGTTGAGAGGACTAAGCTCTTCATTAAGTTTCTTTGTTGCATCTAACACCTCCAGTGCAGATTTTACAGCGAGTTCAGCATGGTCTTCACAATCAAGGGGAGCATTCCAAAACGCCATTATACAATCGCCCATATACTTATCTATGGTTCCACTATTATTTATAATGATCTTTGTTTGTACATCTAGGAACTTGTTTATCAAGTCTACTAATCCTTCGGGATCATCATTGTTTTTGTAAGCCTCACTGATGGGAGTGAACCCACATATGTCCATGAACATGAAGGTCATTTCCTTTCTTTCTCCACCTAGTCTCAACTTTTCAGGGTTTCTGGCCAGTTCGTCAACCATGTCAGGAGATAAATATTTTTGGAACTGCATCTTAATTTGTTCTTTGAGTTGATAGGTCTTATAGTATTTGTTGAAGGATGCATGTCCAAATACAATCATGGAGGCAATCGATGAGTAGAAAGTATCGAAAAGAACGAGAGATGAAGACCACCAATAGAGAGACCCACCCACCTGAAATCCTACGACACCTAGACCGACTATCCCCGCAAAGGTTGTGGGAAGTTTGTAAACCATTACCAACATTCCTAGAAGGACTGACAGAAGAAGAACGAGAGATAAGAATTCAAGATAGTAGGATTGTTGTATTCGAACTTCTTGCAAGACGGACTGGAGGACTGAGGCTTGAACTTCGTGGGGATACATTACACCCACTGGAGTTGAAGATGGATTATTAAGTCCTTCTGCAGTCAGACCCCAAACTAAAATCTTACCTTCTAAATCTGACTCAGACAAATCAGCTGCAGATATTCTGTTGTAATCATACCAGTATGCAATTTGAATATCTGCAGTAGGTGTTGTTTCTATGGGTGCTGATCTACCCATACGAATCCATTCGATTCCAACTTCGGGTGTAACTCTTGTCTGATAATTTTTATGATCTCCGAATGCACGAAGAACTTCTAGTGCAACGGATGGGTATATCTGTTCGTTTGCAGATACTATTAAAGGTGCAGAACGGATCGTCCCGTCAAAGTTTGGTGTACCTGATATTGATGGTGTTGCAACTGTTACACCAACACCATATGCATTTTGCTTTAGCATCTCCACTGGTGATGCAATGCCTGAAAAGTTCCAAATATGATCTTTGATTTCGCCACCGCCGAACACTGATGTCCTTACAAATGGTGCAGAACCAGTATCTTTTTGAATTGTTGGAGCTGCCGAAAGTATAGAAAGCCGATTGACTAATCCTTCTGCGAACTTAGCATCTCCTCCGAATCTATCGGGTTCTTTGAATAGTTGAGTGAATACATGAGTGTTGGTGTAATGACTTTCCAACATGATATCTGCATAGATATCTCTCGGCCATGGATACTGTCCATACTTCTCTAAAGACTTCTCATCTATATCTACAAGTACAATATCTTCTACTTGCTCTACTTCATGTTGTTGATGTAAGAAGTCAAACCATGACCATGTGATGTTTTCTACTAGATACGGATTCCATACCTTAAGACCAAATAGTAACCCAATGGTCACTAGGACAGTCTTCCAAGAATACATTACTGAATCCAGCAGACAGGATACACGCACCAGTAAGGATTAGCAAATCCTAACATCCATAATATTAAAATCCATAAAGGAATTTGTATCCATGTTTTTCCTTTTGACCATTCTCTGAATTGGATGGCATAAGGAGCCATCTTGTTAAATAACCACTGTTTCATTAGTTTCCTTGAGATACATTAACTGTACAACCACCAACTGTGTAACATGTATTAGTGATCGTATAAGATTGATTTGTTGAACCTTGTTGTAAAAGATTAAGTGTTGTTGGTTCAGTTCCTTGAAGTCTGATTTGTGCATTATGATTTGCACCGTCCTTCTGCATGAGATCAACGACTGATCCATCTGCAGTACCGTAGAAGTAGCTATGGGCATAGTGTGAACCAGTCCCTTCTTGCCATAACTCTACATCTGTATCGTCTGCATGAATGTCTAAATTAAATGTATGACTTCCATGTTGATAGACATCTACTGTATTGTCATCGCCCCATATATGTCTACCATAAGTTGCACCATCGTATTGTAAAACTGTTTCTGTGTTATCAGAACCATCTACATCACCACCCCAACTTTTACCTGATCCCCAGTATGATACCCATCCGATATAATTACCAGTTCCATTTTGAGTTAGGTTGAATGTATTTCCTTGGTGTCCAAATGAAAATT